AGATAAAGAACTAGCTGACAAAGTCCAAGAATTTGTTGATGAACACGATTATGACCGTGAAGAAGATTGTTGGACAATGAATAAAGGTGGTTATGATGTCGATAGTGAAATTGTAAATGAGTTTACAATCGAATCTAAATAATGAATAAAATGAGGTTTATATTATGTCAGACTATTTGTGGGTTGAAAAATACCGACCAAAAACAATTGATGATTGTATCTTATCCGAAGATATAAAAGATACTTTTAAAAAGTTCCTAGAACAAAAAGAAATACCAAATCTACTATTATCTGGTTCACAAGGTACAGGTAAAACTACAGTTGCTCGTGCTTTATGTGAACAGTTGGGTTGTGATTACATAATCATAAATGGTTCAGATGAAGGTAGACACATTGATACTTTAAGAAATCAAATTAAAAACTTTGCTTCTACTGTATCTATCACACAAGACGCTAATCACAAAGTTGTTATTGTTGACGAGGCAGATTATATGAATCCTGATTCGGTTCAACCTGCGTTAAGAAACTTTATTGAATCTTTTTGGAAGAACTGTCGTTTTATATTTACTTGTAATTATAAAAATAGAATTATACCTGCTTTACAAAGTCGTTGTACAGTTATTAATTTTAAAATTACTAATGGTCAAGTAAGAAAAACTGCTGGGGCTTTTATGAAAAGATTAGAAGATGTCTTAACAAATGAAGGCATTGAGTTTGATAAAAAAGTCTTAGCTGAATTAATCCAAAAACACTATCCAGATTTTAGAAGAACCATAAACGAATTACAAAGATATTCGGCACGTGGTAAAATAGATAGTGGTATTCTATTCAGTTTATCTGAAGTCAATCATAAAGAATTAATGAACGCTTTAAAAGATAAAAAGTTTAATGATATGAGAAAATGGGTTGTTCAAAACTTAGATGAAGAGCCATCTCATTTATTTAGATCATTATACGATATTCTCTATGACCATTTAGATGCTAAAGGTATTGCTCAAGCTATATTAATTATTGCTGGATATCAATATAAAGCCGCTTTTGTCGCTGACCAAGAGATAAATATGGTCGCCTGCCTGACAGAAATAATGGCGAGTTGTAAATTTAAATAAAATTAGTACGAGGAGAGAATGGCTAGACGAACATTTTTTAGAAAACTTATTGTTAAACTAAGAATGTGGTATGCTGATATAAGAGGTCATCACGGTAAACGTTGGAATTACGAACCAGGTGATTACTATATGGGCAGACACAGAAATAGAAAATAATGGCTTACGAATTAAAAGATTATCTTAATGCTATCAATTTTAGCAAAGAAAAGTTGATGGATAGCGAAGATTTACTTTGGGAAAAGAAGTATCCTGCTTATATTGTTAATCGTTGTATGTCTATGTTTTGGGACACCTTACCTGCTGCCAATGAGATGAATGGTTATCATTTCTTAAGCAATAAGGTACAATTTGATTTTTTTATAAATAGTATCAGAAAACAAAAGAGATTTGGCGGTAAATGGTTATCACAAGCCAAGCTTAATGATATGGAGTATGTGAAAGAATATTATGGTTATAGTAATGAAAAGGCAAAAGAAGCTCTAAACATACTTAGTAAAGAACAAGTTGAACACATTAAAAATGCCTTGAATAAAGGTGGGAGAACAAAGAGATGAGTGAAGAAATACAATGGTCGCCTGAACGTATGTTAGAGGTCACAATCAAACAACCAGACGATTTCCTAAAAGTAAGAGAAACTTTAACACGTATAGGTGTAGCAAGTAGAAAAGATAAAACCCTTTATCAATCTTGTCATATATTACATAAACAAGGTAAATACTATATTGTACACTTTAAAGAATTATTTGCTTTAGATGGCAAAAAAGCCACTTTAGTAGAGAATGATATACAAAGAAGAAACACAATCGCTATCTTATTACAAGATTGGAATTTAATTGACATAGTTGACAAAACTGCTTCAGAAAACAAAGCACCTTTAAGTCAGATTAAAGTTTTACCTTTTAAAGAAAAGAAGGAATGGATTTTATCTGCTAAATATAATATAGGTAAAAAAGCAGAATCAACTGAAGAAAAAACTGATGGCGATGGAAGTACCAAAGTTTAAAGATTTCTTAACCGAAGAAAAGGCATCACAAAAATTACGTATCTTAGTAATTTCAGATGAGCCTGAAAACTCGGAACTATTTCATACAGCAAAACGTATAAAAGAAGAAGGACCTAAACTAGGTCATAAAACTTATGTCGTTTTCATAGACGGTGCTTATATCAAAAATAAAGATGGTATAAAAACAATTCACAATATAGATGATGAAAAAGGTTTTGAAATTAATGATGAGAACACAATTGCTATCGTAAGAGGTTCTGTCACACGTAAAGACGCTTGGTTAGATTTACTTTCACAATTAGAAAAAGCTGGTGTTGCTTGTATTAATAGTAGAACAACTGTTAATATATGTGCCGACAAATATCGTACATATTTAAGACTTGCTGATTATGGTTTAGAACAACCTAAAACCGTATTAGTACCAAATAAAGACGGTGTTGATGCTGCTGTTGAAAATTTAGGAACAGGTTTTCCTATGATTATGAAAACACTTAGAGGTAGTAAAGGTGTTGGAGTTATCTTTGTAGAATCAGAAAGATCATTAGACAGTATAGTACAATTAATATATAAAGAAAGTGATGATGCCGAACTATTAATTCAACAATATATTAAAATACCATTTGATGTACGAGTATTAGTTTTAGGTGGTAAAGTATTAGCATCTATGAAACGAGAAGTTATTAAAAAAGACTTTCGTTCAAATTTTTCACAAGGTAGTAAAGTAACAGAATTTAAACTTACAGAATTAGAAATAGAAGATTGTATTTTGGCTGCCAAAGCCGTTAACGGTTCATATGTTGCTGTTGACTTAATTGTTTCAGAAAATAGAGAAAAAGAAAGACCAAAAATAATTGAAGTCAATTCATCTCCAGGTACCGAAGGTATTGAATCAGCAACTAAGAGAAATTTAATTAAAGAAGTTATACAACATTTTGAAGATCCTAACAATAGATTTAAAGTACCTACTGAAATAGGACATAGAGAAGTCGTTACAATAAAACCATTTGGTGAAATAGAAGCTAAATTTGATACAGGTAATTCTGCTAAGGCAGTAATTCACGCTGACAAAATGAAAGTAAATGGTAAAAAAGTAACTTGGACTTTATTGGGTAAAACAATTACGAGTGACATAATAGAAAAAATTACTGTGGGTGTTGGCGGTATGAGAGATTATGATGAAGAAAGATATGTCATTAAATTAGATGTAGAATTTTTAGGAACAAATTATAAAGATGTAGAATTTACTTTAGATGATAGAGATGAAAGATCATTAATATTATTTAATAGAGGCTTTATGAAAAGAGCTAATGTAATGGTAAATCCTGCTAGAAGATACGTTGTGACTACTAAATACAGTTTAGAAGATTAACAATTAACAAATGGAACTTTGTGAAAAATGAATTACTTATCCATAAACATCTAATTATTAGAGCCGAAGTAAACAATCCACCAAGAGATGTAGAATATTTAACTACTTGGTTAAAAGATTTCATATCGTTTATTAATATGAAAATAATGTTAGGTCCTTATGTTGCTTATTGTGACAAACCTGGCAATAGAGGTATCACAGGTGTAGCAGTGATAGAAACAAGTCATATTGCTATACACGTTTGGGATGAACCAGTACCAGCATTAGTACAATTTGATGTGTACAGTTGTGCTGAATTTGACCCATATCAGATAGCAGAAAAGATAAAAAACGATTGGTCAGTTGAAAGAATTGACTATAAATTTTTAAATAGAGAAACTGGTTTAAAACCTATACGTTTAAAAAAATAAGCATTGACTTATCATATGTTTTATGATATATTATAACAAATAAGGAGATATTATGTCAAAAGTGAAAGTATTAAGATTAACAACTGGTGAAGATGTAATTGCTAATGTAGTTACAGAAACACCTGATGTGATAACATTATCAAAAGCATTTGTTATCATTCCAAGACAGTCGGCACCAGGACAACCTGTACAACTTATGATGAGTTTGTATATGCCGTATAGTGAAAGTGATACATTTCTTTTAAAGTCAGCCAATGTTGTAACAATGGTTGATCCTAAAAAAGAAATACTTGCTTCATATCAAGCTAACACAAGTAGTATTTTAACACCAAATAAAGAATTAATTACAGAAACTAAAATACCTAAACTGTAATGATTACTGTTAACTTTATTAGAGGACAGGAAAAAATTCCTGTTCAAGTGAATGAAGGTAGCACAATAATGGAGGCAGCTAAATTTTATGCTAATCCTCCTTTTGAAGAAATACCTGCTACTTGTGGAGGTTCTTGTGCTTGTTGTACTTGTCATATTCACGTTGATAAAGATTGGATTGACAAAGTAGGTAAAATAGATTATAATACACCAGAAGGTGAATTAATAGAATACGAAAAAAATTTTAAAGAAGGTGTTAGTCGTTTAGGTTGTCAAATAGTTTTAAAACCTGAACACAACGGAATAGTGATACACTTATTAGATAATGAACTTTTATAAAAACGTTATAGAACATAGAGGTAAACTTTTAGTACGAGGTGTACTTGATGGCAAAGAATACCGAGAAAAAATAGATTACAGTCCAACCCTTTACGCTATTACACAGGACGAAACAGGATTTAAAAATCTACACGGTCAAAATCTAAAACCAATACAGTTTGATTCTATTTCTAAAGCAAGAGATTTCAAAAGAAATTATAATACAGAAAACGCACCGATCTATGGTATGGATCGTTATCACTATCAATATATTTCTGATAATTATCCTGAAGAAATAGAATTTTCAAAAGAAGCAATTAAAATATTTACACTTGATATTGAGTGTACAGCAGAAAATGGTTTTCCAGATGTAGAAAATCCTATTGAAGAATTACTTTGTATCACAGTTAAAAATCAATCTAATAAACAAATTATTACTTGGGGTACAGGTGAGTTTAAAACTGATAGAACAGATGTAACTTATATTAGATGTAAGTCAGAAAAAGCATTGATTATGGAATTTATGAAATTTTGGATGAAGAACTATCCAGACGTAGTTACAGGTTGGAATACTAAATTCTTTGACTTGCCGTATTTGATTAGTCGTATTATCTATTTAACAGATGAAAAAGTTATTAAAAGATTTTCACCTTGGAACTTAGTTGAAAGAGAACAAATACACGTACAAGGTAGACAACAAACCGTATTTCATTTATATGGTATTGTAATGTTAGATTACTTAGACTTATATCGTAAGTTTATTCCTGTACGACAAGAAAGTTATAAACTTGATTACATTGGTAAAGTTGAATTGAATGAAGGTAAAGATGAAATGCCTTATGAAACATTTAGAGAATGGTATACCAAAGATTACCAATCGTTTGTTGATTACAATATCCAAGACGTTGAGATTGTTGATAAGTTAGAAGACAAACTAAAACTAATTGAACTTATTTTAACGATGGCATACGAAGCTAAAATTAATTATGATGATGTCTTTTCACAAGTTAGATTTTGGGATACATTAATTTATAATTGGCTTAGAAAAGATAATATAGTTATTCCACCTAAGGAAGAAAACGTCAAAGAAGAAAAGTATGACGGTGCTTATGTAAAAGATCCTATCATAGGATTACATAAATGGATTGTGTCGTTTGATATTAATTCTCTATATCCTCATTTGATTATACAATATAATATCTCTCCAGAAAAGATTATAGGTGTTAAATCAAACGGCATATCTGTAAACAATTTACTTTATAAAAAGTCTGAACTAGGTTATTTAAAAACTGAAGGTGCCACTGTAACACCTAACGGTGCTATGTTTAAAACAGATAATGCTGGTTTTCTTCCTAAGTTATTAGGTAAAATGTATAATGATCGAGTTGTCTTTAAAAATAAAATGATGGCAGCCAAAAGAGAATATCAACAAACAAAAGATCCTAAATTAGCAAAAGAAATATCACGTTGTCATAATATTCAATATTCTAAAAAGATTGCCTTAAACAGTGCTTATGGTGCCATTGGCAATCAATACTTTAGATATTATGATGTAAGACAAGCCAGTGCCATTACAACGGCAGGTCAGTTTGTAATTCAGTTTATACAAAACAAAGTTAATGATTATTTAAATAACATATTACAAACACACGGCAATACAGATTATGTTGTTGCGTCTGATACTGATTCAATTTATGTGACGTTAGATAAACTTGTTGAAAAGACTTGTCAAGGCAAATCAAAAGAACAGATACTTAATTTTATTGATAAAGTTGCTGGTCAAAAATTAGAACCATATATTGAAAAATGTTTTACTGAATTGGCTGATTATACAAATGCTTTTAAAAATGCTATGGTAATGAAACGTGAAGTAATTGCTGAAAAAGGTATCTGGACTGCCAAGAAAAGATATATGTTAAATGTGTTAGACGAAGAAGGCATTAGATTAGAACAACCTAAATTAAAGATTATGGGTATTGAAGCTGTTAGGTCATCAACACCTGAAGTATGTAGAAAAAGAATTAGAGAAGCTATTAATATTATAATGTCTAAAGATGAAAAAGATTTACAAAATTTTGTTGCTGATTTTAAAAAAGAATTTTTTACTATGAAAGCCGAACAAATATCTTTTCCTAGAAGTTGTAATAACATTAAAAAGTATGCTCACGCTAGTAATATATTCATCAAAGGTTCACCAATTCACGTTAAAGGTGCTTTGATTTATAATCATCAAATAAAAGAACATAAACTTACACACAAATATCCTATTATACAAGACGGTGACAAAATTAAATTTATTAAATTACTTGAAGCTAATCCATTTAAGTTTGATGTAATTAGTTATAGTACAAAACTGCCAAAAGAATTTAAATTAGAAAAGTATATTGATTATAATGTACAATTTGAAAAGACATTTTTAGATCCATTGAATTTTATATTACAATCAATTGGTTGGAATGCTGAAAAACAAGCTAGTTTAGAAAGTTTTTTTGAATGATAGAATTATTATTTTTATATTTTAGTATATTATTTGCGTTTAGAATAGGTGCTTTTTTAGCATTATACACTAACATAAAGTTATGGCAGTTATGCCTATTATGCGTATCTATTAAATTTTTTTTGGTGACTTATGGATATAAGTAATATTAACAAACAATACAAGGTAATTTATGCTGACCCTCCGTG